GATTAACCGGTTAAAAATACTAGTACAAAAGTTTTTAAATAAATGGACTATATTTCTTTTCTGTAGTATACTGTTCTCATCAAATCAAAAGGAGCATTAAACTATGGGAAGAAAAGCATCCACTATTAATCTTAGCGAGGACGAACGTTTATATCTTGAAACTCAGATGCGTGCAAGAACAATTCAAGCCCAGACAGTAATTCGGGCAAGAATTTTACTACTCAAAGCAGAAGGTATTTCAGTTGACCATATTGCAGACAAAGTAGGAATGAATCGCAAAAGCGTCATGCTCTGTATCAATAAATACCTTGAGGGTGGTGTGGAAAATGCTCTGTTTGATGCACCCGGTCGTGGCAGGAATGCTGAAATAACCGATGATGAAAAAGCCTGGATAATAAATATCGCCTGTCAGAAGCCTGTCAATCTTGGATATTCAGCAGAAGTATGGACGCGTGCTCTTCTTACAAAACATATTAATAAATTTGCCGAAGAAGCAGGTCATACAAGGTTGTCAACAATCAGTCAGTCAAAGGTCCGCACAATACTGGAAGAAGCGGATATTAAGCCTAACAAAATAACTTATTACTGCGAAAATCGTGACCCTGATTTTGACCAGAAAATGCATAATGTTCTTCTTGTATATAAACAATTGTCTTTACAGTTTGACGAGAAGGGACAGCTCATTCCGTTTAAGGAGGATGAACAGGTTGTACATGTACTTTCCTATGATGAAAAACCCGGAATTCAGGCAATTGCCAATACCACAGAAGACCTCTTGCCGGATGAAAATCACAAGACGGTCAGCCGTGATTATGAATATAAACGTCTTGGAACTATTTCACTGCTTGCTGGAATCGACTTACAAACAGGGGAGGCAATTCCGCTTGTAAAAGATAAACACAGCAGCAAGGAATATATTGAGTTTCTAAAAATACTTGATTCAAAATATCCGGAGACTGACCGGATTCGTCTGGTATTGGATAATCTGAAAGTTCATTCTTCAGAGGAAACCCGAAAATACCTTGCGACAAAGCCGGGAAGATTTGAATTTGTGTTTACTCCCAAGCATGGTTCATGGTTGAATCTTGTTGAGGGATTCTTTAGTAAACTCACACGTCAGATGCTAAAAGGCATACGTGTAAAAACTAAGGATGAACTTGTGCAGCGTATCTATAGATACTTCGATGAAGTAAACGAACAACCTGTCGTATATCACTGGAAGTATAAGCTTGAAGAAATTAATTCAAGTGAAGAGGTGGTGGTTGATACGTTGCCAATTCAAAAGTCCAGTTAATTAATAACGGTTATACTAGGGTATTCTTCGGAGGACATTGAAAATGCATTGAAAGACACTCTGAATGCTTCTTACCCGGAAATGTTTGAACTGTACGACAAAGTGATCGACTGGGAATACGTCAGGAACAAGGACCTCTATGAACAGATCAATGCGGAATACATACCTTTTGAAGAAAATGAACATCTGATACAGGTGACATCAGCTATCAAAAAGCAAAGCCTTGAGGACTTGGAAAATATTACAAGATCTCTAGGCTTTTATTTGGATTACGGTGGCAGAAAGGTATTAACTCCATTGTCACAGGTATACAGTGGGTATCTCGATAATGCCTGCATGGACATTGTCACAGGAGCATTTGATTATAATACAGTTCTCCGGCGGGTAGTCACTCAGCTCACGAATAGCGGACTTCGGCAGATAGAATATTCATCGGGGTATGCAAATCGAATCGAGGTCGCAGCAAGACGGGCTGTCATGACCGGACTGACGCAGCTTTCTGGGAAGATTGCGGAATATAATGCTGAAAAGCTCGGTACGGAATATTTTGAAGTGGAATGGCACGCAGGGGCGAGACCAACGCATACGATATGGCAGGGCAGAGTGTGGAGTCAACAGCAATTGTATGGTGTCTGTGGACTCGGTACAGTAATCGGACTATGTGGAGCAAACTGCTACCATACTTATTTCCCTTTTGTTCCCGGCGTATCGGTACGAACTTATACGGATGACTGGCTAGACGAACAGAATCGGAAAGAAAGCGAGCCGACCGAGTTCCGTGGTAAAGAATACACTCTTTACGAAGCAAAACAACGGCAGCGTCAAATGGAAACTGCTATGCGGGCACAGCGTGAAAAGGTGCAGCTATTGCAAAAAGGCGGTGCTGATCCGGATGATGTTATGTTAGCTCGATGTAAGTACCAAGGACAGTTAGATGAGTATGCAAGGTTCTCGAAGAAAATGGGACTTAAACAGGAACGTGAAAGAATTTATTTGGATATGAAAGGCAGGGTTGCACCTGGAAAAATATCCAGAAAAATGGTTATAAAAGCCTCCAGTACAGATAACTTGTTTGAAAAGTCAAAATTATCAAAAGTAATGGGTATCGGTAAGGATAAAATTGATTTCAGTAAAGTTGATGAAAAATCAAGAAAATCGGTATATAATGGAATTAAGAAAGTATTTGACAAATTTCCGCAGCTCAAAGGATATACAAATAAAATCATATATGATTCAGATTTGAAGTCGATTGCCTCAAGCAGTTCTATGCATGGTGTTATTAAACTTAGTTCCTATTTTTCGGATTACGAAAAGTTAAAGAAAAAATATGAGCATTATATAAAAATTGGATTTTCTCCACTTGGAACTACCGCCGACAGTATAATCGTTCATGAAATGGGACATCAGTTAGATGGTTACCTTACATGGAAAGGTATATATGGAGGAAAGATAGAAAAATATGGTGTAACAAGGACGAGCGTAGCAGTTAGGAGAGAAGTCTTACAAAGATTAGGATATTTTGATTATACACGTGCGGAGCGTGCAGACTGGACTAGAATGGGCTACAAAGGACGAGAACTGAACGATGCGTTAGATTTTTCTAAAAAGGAATTCATCACAAAGCATATTTCAGAATACGCTTACAAAAATGAGCGAGAGTTCTTTGCGGAATGTTTTTCTGAATATATGACTAGTAAAAAACCACGAGAAGCAGCAAGAATCTTTGGTGAAATACTCGAAGAAATCATGGAGGGATTATAATGACAATGTTTGACCCAGATACACCTGATATCGATAAAAAACTTCAGGAAATTGAAGATGAGGAAATGAAAGATGTTTTTAGAAGGCTAGGGGATTCTGATGAAGAAATAGAATTTGCCGTCAGAAGAACACACTTGCGTGAAAGAATTTGGAAATTGGAAGAGATATTGTGTGAGCCGGAAGAAATCTTAGATATTCTCTCAGAGGAAGGTTGGAAAAGAGAAGAAATAGAAGATGAAATGAAACAAATTGAATAGATACCACCCATTCGAGAGAGTGAGTGGTATTTTTGTACCCATTTTTAAGGCGAGGAGAGGTTGTGGTATGACACTTCAGGAGTTTTTTGACGTAAAAGAATCTTACCGGCTTCCGGACAAAATAATGGAGATGTTATTATCACCGGATGCAGAAAAGACTATCACGCAGATTAAAGAACAAATTTCTTGCGATATTCGGGATATGTTCCAGGAAGAGCAGGGAGATAGAAAAAGTTTAAAGCAAGATTTTACACCCGATTGCATCTGCTCTATTGTAGCCGATCTAATGATTGACGGTACTTGTTTGGATATGTGTTCCGGAACAGGAGCTCTGAGTAAAATGGCTGCATTAAAACGTGGGATTGAAATTAACGAACAGGAATTTTCTGAAAGGACGATTCCATTTGCCATTCTGGACGCATGTATGAACGGTATGCAAGGCACGATAAGCAAGGCGGATTGTCTGAGGAATACAGTACAGGAAACCTACTTACTTGAAGAGCGGGGCGGTATCAGTATCGTATCCTTACAGGAACGACAAGAAGCAGGATGTTTTGATAATGTAATCATGAATCCACCGTATTCCATGAAATTTCCGGAGGCGGATGAGATGAGAATCATGGGACATAAAATACCGAAAAGTAAAGCAGATTATGGATTCATATTACGTGGATTAGAGCATCTAAACAGAGGCGGGCGACTGATCGCAATTCTTCCGCATGGTGTTTTATTCCGTGGGGCAGGTGAAGGAGATATCCGAAAATGGTTAGTGCAAGAGCGCTTAATCAATGCGGTAATAGGACTTCCGGATAAGTTGTTCTTAAATACAAGTATTCCGGTTTTCGTTTTAATTTTGCAATATGATTCTCCGGACATACTTTTTATAGATGCGAGCAAAGATTTCATAAAAAAATCTGCACAAAACGATATGACAGAACAGCAGACCGGTAAAGTTGTAGATACTTTTTTAAACAGACAAGAAGTGGAGAGATACTCGCATATTACGAGTTATTCGGAAATTGAAAAGAATGATTTCAATTTGAACATACCAAGGTATGTAGACAGCTTCGTGCATGAACCTTTGCCAGATGTACGAAAGATTTTGACGAATCTTAGAGAAATTGACGAAGAAGAGAAAAAAGTTAAAGACGAGCTATATAAAATGCTGCAGGATTTAACTGGAAACGCTGAGGATATGAATGCCATTGAGATGCATAAGATCATTTTAAATCCAAAGCAAAGAAGGAAAACAGAAAAGAAACAATATGATCAGTTGGAGTTGAGCTGGACATGAAATTAAGATGCAGAAAAAGAAATATCAGTGAAGTGTGCATTGTTGAGAGAGCTGTATCAGGAAAGAAATATAAAGCCGGTACATGCTTTATTAAATTGAGTGCAGTCGATGAGTTCGTCGGACAGATCAAGGAAGCTGGGAACATAGACAGCCGATTTGCAGTGTTTGAACCGAAAAAAGAAGTGGATTGTGATTACCTTTACATAGCTATCAAAAGAGTATTTCCAGATTTTTTAAGAAGATATAGGACTACAATCAATCTGCAGTTTAGTACTCTCGTAAATTTTATTTTAGACTGGCATGACAACGAGAAAGACCAGCGATACATTGTAGAACAGATCAGAATGATCGATAACGAAATCGAAATGATAGAGCGACAGATTGACAATGAAAAACAATTAAAAAAATGGTATCTCGAGAAAATGATGGCAAACGACTATCCATAGAAAGGCGGTGATCCGATATCTCCCACCGGCGGGGAATGACCGGAAATGTAAAGGAGTGATTGTTTGATTGAGGTGAAAGTCCGAGAGGACATGCTTGCATTAAAAGGCCATGCCTGCCGAAAAGGGTCAGATGGTATTGACCGGGCATGTGCAGCGGTATCCGCTCTCACCTGCAACCTGATCAATTCGCTGAATGATCTGACAGGTGACCGGATCAGGGCAGATACCGGGAGCGGAAGAACCGTGATCGAATGGGAGCGGCTTTCTGACAGAGGGAAGTTGCTGCTAGATTCGTGGTTTCTCGGATTGACAGATATCAACCGGGAATATAATTGTATAACATTTTTGTAGGAGACACCCTGAGGGGTGTTTTTCTTTTGCCCAAAACGTGAAGGCATTAAAAGCTCGGGAGCTCAACGAAGCATAAACGGAGGTAGAAATGAGAAAAAGAATGATGTTACAGCTTTTCGAGGACGGCAGCGGAGCTGGCTCTGGTGGACAGGGTGGAAATGCCGGGACTGGGAACGGCGGTGGGGAATCCGCTGGAAGCACATCCGGAGCTTCCAATTCCGGAACTTATACCTATGAACAGCTGGAAGAAATTGCAAGTGCCAGGGCAAGCAAGTCGGAACGTGCAGCTCTTGCAAGCTTTTTCCGTGGTCAGGGAATGACAGAGGGAGAAGTCACAGAAGCAATTACAAGATTCAAGGCAGAACGTGCGGCAAATCAGCCGGACACGGCAAAGCTGCAGAAAGAACGTGATGACGCTTTGAAGGAAGTTCGGCAGATGAAAAATGAGAAATTTCTGTCAGGTAAAGGCGTGAAGACAGAGGATCTTGATTATGTCATGTTCAAGGTATCGAAGCTTGTAAACGACAAGACAACATTTGAAAAAGCTGCAGAACAGTATTTGAAAGAAAATCCGAAATATACAGGCAGCACGTATCGGATGTCTACGTCTTCAGGAAGCTCTTCGGAGGGAGCTGGTGGAAGCATGAATGCTTCTATCAATGAACGTATCCGTGCTGCAGCAAGAAAGTGATGGAGGTAGAAGATGAACAGAAACAGAATGAATTTAAAATTGTTTGAAGCAGACACAAATATCATTGATCGTAGCGGGGCAGAGTCTTTAATTCCGATTCAGGAATCCAACGAGATCATCCAGGGAACAATCGCACAGTCAGCGGTTCTGTCAAGAGGGCGTAAGCTTGCAAATATGACCAGTAAGCAGTACAAGATGCCTGTATTGGATATGCTGCCGATCGCTTATTTTGTAAACGGCGATAACGGTCAGAAGAAAACAACAAAGCAGGCATGGGACAAGAAATTTATCACCGCAGAAGAAATTGCGGTAATTGTTCCGATTCCAGAAGCTGTATTGGATGATTCAGAATACGATATTTGGTCAGAAGTAAAGCCAAGAGTAACAGAAGCATTTGGAAAAGTCATTGATGGAGCGGTGCTTTTTGGAGAAAATAAGCCGTCAACATGGAGAGAAGATGTTGTTGCAACTGCAACAAAGGCGAGTGCAGTCGTAACACTCGGAGCATCTGACAGCCTTTATGACAAGATTATGGCAGAAGATGGTGTCATCGCAAAAGTCGAGGGATCCGGCTACTTTGTGAATGGTCACATGGCAGATATCTCCATGAGGGCAAAGCTCAGGGGATTGAAGAATGCGAATGGTGATCCGCTGTTCAAACAGGATCTGCAGGGAACAACGCAGTATGCTTTAGATGGCTCTCCGATGAATTTCCCAAACAACGGAGCGTTTGACAAATCAAAGGCACTGATGATTTCAGGAGATTTCTCTCAGCTTGTATATTCCATCAGACAGGATATTACCTTCAAGTTGTTCACGGAAGGTGTGATTCAGAACACAGATGGCACTATCGCATACAACCTGATGCAGAATGATATGATTGCTCTTCGTGCGGTGATGCGTCTTGGATGGGAAATCCCGAATCCAATCAATGCTCTTGCAAAAGATAAGACCAAGAGATGCCCGTTTGCGATCCTGAAAGCGGGAGAATAAGGAAGGAGCAAGACAATATGTATGCGGATCATTTCTATTATTTGTCTGAATATGGTGGTGAGCTGATTCCACTTGAAAGATTTGCAAAAGCAGAAAAAAAAGCAGAAGCCTATATAAGGCATCTGACTTATATGCACGGAGATATTTTTGCTTGTGAAAACGATACCGTAAAAGATGCTGTATGTGCAGTTGCAGAGATTTATTATTCTTGCGACCTGAAAAATCAGCAGGGAAATGGATCTGTAAAGTCGGAAAATACGGACGGATACAGTGTGACTTATGTAAACGAGCAGGTGGACGGAGAGACGGCAGAAGCGGTCGCATCCCGCAAAGCTTACGAAGTTGCACGGACGTATCTGCTTCCGCTGGGATGGTTGTCCAGGAAGGTGGGATATTGTGATGCTTACAAATGCAGTGATCACGCTCTTTAACCGTTACCCGGATAAGGAGCAGAAAAAGATAGTGTATCTGCCGCACCGGATTGACCTGGCATGGTATCACGTCAGCCGGAAGACCACGCCATCGCAGGGTGGTCTGATCAGCTCGGACGAGCATATGATCCGCATCCCATTTGATCAGTGTGCAGACTGGAAATCTGCGGATCAATTTGCGACAGGGCAGAAAGGGACTTGCTGGACTGTTCAGAACGGGGATCTCTTTATCCAGGGAGAATGGTGCGGTGGAGAAGTCACAGGGATTGATGACCTGAAAAAGCAGTATAGCGGAGTAGTCGGGGTGGTGAAGAGCCATTCCGAGAATTTTATCGGATCATCCCCGCATATCAGAATCAGTGGAGGTGCGTGATGGTAATCAGAATGCAGTTAGACCCGAAAGATCAGATCCTGCTCAGGAGAAGCCTGAACAAGAACGGAAAAGGGCAGAGGTTTTTTACAAGCGAAGTCAGAAGACTGTCTGACCCCTATGTCCCACGGCTGACTGGACGATTGAAGACGGATGCCACAGAAGCAATCTCTACGATCACGTACAATGCACCTTATGCAAGGCGGCAGTATTATGAACACAAAGGAGATGGTCTTCGGGGGTCACACTGGGCAGAGCGGATGTGGGCAGACAGAGGGCCGGAGATTGTAAAGGCAGTAGCCAGTTTTTGTGGAGGGAAAGCAGGATGAGCGTAGCAACAAAAGTCGCTGAATTTATAGCCGGCTGTCCGTTCCTGGAAGAGTTTGAACAGATGTTCCCGATCGTGAACGTGGATCTGCTGGGAGAGGATGCAACAGCGTATAGCCTGGAGCTTGCTCCGGCAGACCCGATTGTCAGACGGTATACGAACGGGGATACGATCCGGCAGATGGTATTTTCTCTTTGTTCCCGGGAATGGTACGGAGAGGAAAGCAACAAGGACACGGCGGAATTTTACGAAAAATTCTCTGACTGGCTGGATGAATGTACGGAGCAGGGAAGACTTCCGGTACTGTCGGGAAATCTCACGAGTAAGTCTATTCAGGCTACGACAGGCGGCTATTTATACGATAACGAAGGCACGAAATGTCAGTACCGCATTCAGTGCCGCTTTTTATATTACAAACGGAGGTAAGGCAATGAAAAGAATGAATTTACAGATTTTTGAAGCAGCAAAAGACACTGGTGTAACGCAGCGTTACCAGCGTGCAGATTACATTGACGTTACAGGGGGATCTGATTCCCCTAAATATGAGCTTCTCGGAATTGGGGTGACCCAGTTGGATGATTCACCGTCTGCACAGACTACGTCAAAGAGATACGTCAATCAGAAAAGTGCAACGCAGAGCATTGGCGGTTATGAATGGACAGCACCGCTTGAGTTTGATCTGATCCAGAGTGAGCCGGCAATCGCTTACATTTCCGAGATCGGTGAGAACGAAAAGACCGGGGTGGAGGCAGATACGTTCTATGTGAAGGTGTGTCTGGACAAGCCGGTGAGCGGCTCAGCCGGAACTTATGAAGCAAAACGCAGAAAAGTTGCGGTCGAGATTTCTGAATTTAAGGATAACGATGGTGAAATTCAGGGATCTGGTAACCTGCTTGGCAAGACTGACTGGGTAAAGGGTACGTTCAACACAGCAACCAAGGCATTTACAGAGGGGGAATAATCTCCCTCACTGATAATGCTTCAGTTGGTGAGGCTGTAGCGGACGAAGCAGAAAAAGATTTATTTGAACAGATGGAGGAGAAAGACAATGCAGATTAACGGAGTTACATTAAATTTTTCATTTTTTGACCCGGATTTTGAGGAGGGTAAAAAGGCATATCTGAAAGAACTGGAAGAAATTTCAAAGATTGGAGATACAGGAACGGAACCGGATGCGATCAGACAGCAGTGTGATACGGTCAAGCACCTTTTTGATGTAACCTTCGGAGAAGGCACAGGGGAAAAAGTATGCGGAACGGGTCACGATCACCTCTTATGCCTGGAAGCTTATGAAGCACTGCTTAACGAACAGATCCGACAGTGTGAGAGGTATAGAGCAGTAAAAGAGCGACTGGGAATGAAAGGGGCTGAATGAGTTCCCTTACAGAGCCTTTTCCGGTAAGTCTGACAATTAGCGGTGTGGAATGTCCGATCCATTGGGATTTTCGCACCGTTTTGTGTTGTCAGAAAATCCTCCAGGATGCAGGCAGAGAGCTGACTGAGGACGAGATGGCGAGAATGCTCAGGCTTTTTTACGGTCAGTACACCTGGTATACAGAAGAACATTTTGACAAGATGCTGTGGTTTTTCTCTTGCGGGAGAGAGCCGGAACGGAAACATTTTCCACGGAAGATCGCCGGGATCAACAGCAAGCAGGCATTTGATTTTGAGGCAGATGCCGATCTGATCTATGCGGGATTTATCCAGCAGTACGGAATCGACCTGCAGACAGAGGAGATGCACTGGTGGAAATTTATGATCTTACTTGAAAATCTCGGAGGAGATACAAGATTTCAGAAGATCATGGAGTACCGGACACTGGATCTGTCGGCAAAAGGTTTATCGAAGGAGCAAAAGAAATTCTACCAGGCGATGCAGGAATATTACGGACTGGATACAGAAAAAGCACCGGATAAGGCGAAATTGAA